CTACCTTTGGTGCAACAGCTACTGATAGATATGGATTCATTATTGCAAAAGGTGGTGGCGCTGGTGGTGCAACACTAGCTGGTAACGGTGCTGATGGTGGTTCTGGTGGAGGTGCTTCAAGAGACAATCCTGGCAATAATGGTGGAACTGGAATTCAGAAAGAATTTGGAACTGGTGGTATGGGTAACCCTGGTGGCGATATTGGATCTAATACTGCCACAGCTGGTGGTGGTGGTGCAACAGGTGCAGCACCTCCAGGAGATCCTGGACAACCTAGACGCGGTGGTAGTGGATACTTGGCGACTGATTTTCAACCTGGTTTATATGTAGGTGGCGGTGGAAACGCTGGCGGTATTACTTCTACACCTGCTGGTCAAACAGCAGGAGAAACTAATGGTGCTGCAAACACTGGTGCTGGAGGTGGTGGTTCTAATGGAGGTGGCACTAGATACTCTGGTGGATCAGGTGTTCTTTGGGTTAGATATACAAACTAAAAGGAGATAAACTACTATGAGTCATTTTGCTAAAGTAGAAAAAGGAACTAATTTAGTATCCCGAGTAATTGTGGCAACGCAATTAGAAATATATGGGTATACTGATAGTGAAGATTGGTTCCAGACATCTTATAATGAATCTGATGGTAAACCATTTGCTGGTGTAGGGTATACTTACGATCGTGAGAATCAAGTATTCATTCCACCTCAACCAACACAATCCAGAACTGGAGTTGCTTGTACCTCCTGGGTTTGGAATAGTACAAGTTATGAATGGGAACCACCAATTCCTTATCCAAGTGATTATGCTCCAAATGAAACTGGTGCAGATAGAATATTGTATAGTTGGGTAGAAGAAACACAATCTTGGACCAGACATTATTCTGCAGAAGATATTGAAGAAGGAAGAGCTTCGGATGAATATCTTCGCACAATCGGTCTTATTGAGTAATTGACATATTTGTTACTTTCACATATAATGAGATATAAAAAAATAATGTTCTAATATGGCATATTTGACTTGTTGGCATATGACCGAGTTGCCAACAGAGATAGTGGAAATTATTGAGAGAGACGTTCAGAAACACGACGAATACACTAAAGATTCTGAGGTTCGGGGAGAACAGGTTGATAAGGTTATTCGTAATAGTAAAAACTCTTGGATCCCATCTTCTAACTGGATTGGTGGATGGTTATGGTATTATATTGATAGGATAAACCGTGAGAACTTCTGTTATGATCTCACGGACATTGATGGTTGTAGTATTCAATATACTCAGTATGGTCCAGGACAGTTCTATAACTGGCACCAAGACGCAGATATTGATACCTTCTATAAACCTCAACTGATTCCTGGTTCTGGAACAAACATGAGTCAAGACCAAGTGACTCTGAATGGTGAGTATGTAAGGAAACTTTCATTTGCCTTGCAACTTTCAGATCCTACAGATTATACTGGTGGTGAGGTTCAGTTTCTTGATAATGGTGGCAAGACTTACTTTGCACCAAAGCAGCGTGGAACTCTGATGGTCTTTGATTCACGCACTAAGCACCGTGTCCGTAAGGTCAAGTCTGGTCTGCGTAAGAGTCTTGTAGGTTGGGTGGTTGGTCCGAGGTGGAAGTGATGAAACAGAAGGAGTATGTATCAACTGGTGGTGTTTATGAAGATGGGTATCAGAAATGTGCTACCCAAACCACCACCAACATGTCGCAGAACGAGTCATTCGAAAAGAATGGATATATTTTTATGCCAGCACTAGTTGCTGATCCAGAGAACATGTACTGTGCTCCTCCTCTGAACGAGAAAGGTGAGCGTCTAACTGGTCAAATGAAATATGTCCGAAAAGATAAAATACATTATGAACCAGATGAAAAGCAAGTTCAAGGATCATTAGCACGCTATAATGTGCCAATATATAAGCAACTTCATTATCTTGTGCGTAAGGCAGTTGAGAAGGAGTTGGGTATGGATTTGCTGCCTACTTATTTCTATGATCGCTTCTACTATGTTGGTCAGCAGTTAAAGCGTCACAGTGACCGTCCTGCTTGTGAAGTAAGTGTGACTCTTCAGATTAGCACGAACTCTGATAAACCTTGGCCTATTTGGTTTGAACGACCTGATGGTAGTGAGTCATATGTCCTGATGAAGAATGGTGATGCTGCTGTCTATAAAGGTTGTGAAAGAGAACACTGGCGTGATCCTCTAGAGTCAAAATATAGTAAAATAGAGAATCTCTGGAGAACTTTCAGAAAGAAAGAAGATGATACATATCATCATCAAATCTTCCTACATTATGTAAACTCACAAGGACCATTTGTGCATTATGGAAATGACCGATAATGAGATTAGTTCCGTTAACAATTAACAGACAACCAGATCCAACTATCTGGGTTGTTGATAACTTTTATTCTGATCCATATGCGGTCAGAGAGTTTGCTTTACAGCAAGAGTTCAAACCACAAAAAGAATACTTTAAAGGTAGTCGCAGTGTAGAACAATTCTTTCTGCCTGGAACAAAGCAAGCATTTGAAAAGATTATGGGCATCAAGATCCGTGAATGGGAATCTCACGGAATGTGTGGTAGATTTCAGTTCTGCACTGCTGAAGATGATCTTGTGTACCATAATGATGGACAGAAGTGGGCAGCTATGTTATACTTGACTCCAGATGCACCATACAACACAGGAACTTCTTTGTACGCCAGTAAGAACACGGGTTCTCGTTACGGAAGTCCTGATGCTTTCACTGGTGGATTCTATGATGACACAAAGTTTGATCTAGTTGACTCTGTTGGAAATGTTTTCAACAGGTTATTCATTTTTGATGCACAGAATATTCACGCAGCATCAAAATACTTTGGTCAAACCAAAGAAGACTCTAGACTTTTTCACATATTCTTTTTTGATTAACTTATGAACTTTACAGTTTTTTCTAAAGAAAATTGTCCTTACTGCTATAAAATCAAGACCGTTTTGGAATTGACTGGTAAGGATTTTACCGTTCAAACTCTGGATGAACACTTTACAAGGGATGAATTTTATGATAAATTTGGTGAGGGATCCACCTTTCCCCAAGTAGTATGTGATGATGAAACTCTAGGAGGTTGTGTTGACACCATTCGATTCCTCAAAAGAAATCAAATCGTCTGAAGGTAACATAAATAAACACAAATCTCACATAAACCGTGGGTTTAATTTAATACTCAGGGGAGGCAAGAAGAAACAACCATTCCACATAATCTTTGAAAAGATGGTTTGCTTCTTCAATCGGGAAGTAACTATCTATTTTGAATTCTCCTTGGCATCAAGGAAAAGAAAAGTAGTTCCCAGAGGTAAGAACAATGTTAGCAGTTAGTTTAGTTTTTGGTTCATTCATGACCATATTGTTTCTTATAGTGGGACTAATAGGTGGTTGGACTGCTAGAGAATATATGATGAACTATCGGGAAGTACCAAGACCTCACCCCGAAATGTTTGATGATCAGGGTAATCTGATTCCAGATGAGGTCATAGCATTTAACTTTGAAAACTATCATGACTACAGCGAAGAAAACGACGACGACGAAGAAGCCTAGGACTAGTACCAAACCAAAGTCTGTTAAGGTCACTGCCATTCCAGATCTTCCAAGAAACCCTTTGGCATTTGAAGTCCTGGATGTTGTATCAAAACAACGAACAAAAGCAAAGAAAGTAGAAGCACTCAAGAAGTTTGAGGATGTTTCACTTAAGATGCTTTTTATCTGGAACTTCGATGAGAGTGTGGTTTCTATGCTGCCACCTGGTGAAGTTCCTTATGCTGACTTTGATGATCAGGTCTCCAACACTGGAGGTCTTAATTCGAAGATGAATGATGAGATTCGTCGTATGCACGAGACTGGATCGTTCTCTATGGGTAATGCTGACAAGCAGGGAAGAACTACCATTCGTAGAGAGTGTAAGAACTTCTACCACTTCATTAAAGGTGGTAATGATGGTCTTACTAATCTTCGTCGCGAGACTATGTTTATCAATTTGCTGCAAGGATTACATCCACTTGAAGCAGAAATCATTTGCTTGGTAAAGGATAAGAATCTCTCAGACAAATACAAAATTACTATGGATGTTGTTGAAACAGCATACCCAGATATCAAGTGGGGCGGTCGCTCTTGAACCTTATGAAAATTCTTTTTGAAAACTGCGATCCAGATCAAGCAAAGGATCGTGAGTTGCCTAATAATGCATTCTTAATTGAATATAAAGTTGATGGTGGTGCTGCTAGTTCATATGACATTGCCGCAGCAGCGAAGCAATCTGAAATCTTTGATCACTATTATGACAAGTACAAGAAAGGTTTCGTGACTATGAAACAGACTGAAGGTAGGGTCAATCCTAAACTATATGGTGTTGAACCACCCAAAACCAAAAACAAGAAGTGATTTCCAAAAAGGGCGAAAAAATTTTCCAGAAAATTTTTGGTTCTATAAGTTTTTTTAAACTGTATCATAAATTACACTAAAACTTGACTACATAGAACATAGGGTCTATAATACCCATACGTTCATCCAATGGTATCTTTACTGTTGGCTTTCACCTTAGCCTCTCATGATGCGTCACCTTACGGGTGGCATATGTCCTGTGAAAGGTTTCTGCAACTCAGAGTTGAGACACAGATGCGAGACGATCTCGATCAACGATCGAAATGGAATCTCATCCAGTATTTCAAATCTAAAGTAGAAAGTGAATGCAATGGTACATTTACCTGAGGACGCAAGTAAGTCGCGGAACGGAGCGTTCATCCCATGATTGAACTACTTTTATACTCCGGTATGCTTTGTGCAGATGCTGATGCATTAATGCTCAAAATCCAAGCAAACAAATCAGAACTATCACCTAAAATTGTGGTAGAACTGGTGGAGACCGTAAAGGAATCTGTACCTGAGTGTAGTCATTACTGGGACGCAAACGACTAAAGGAACGGGCCTAAAAATCCAACTACTTTAGGAGTAAGACAAATGAACACCTTACAACTCATCAAGAAGCAGATCAACAAAGCATCTGCTGTTCACGACGCACAAATCACTCACACCGCATATCGTGGTGTAAAGTGTGAAGTACACCAACCAGTAGGAGAGTCTCACGGCACTTTCTGCTATCGTGGTCGCACTTATGTGAAGTGATATGGGAGCACTACAAGTCGCTGGGATCGTATCCCTTGGTTCTGTAGCATTCCTATCATTGATCTACGGTGAGATTAAAGTTCTCACCAAATAATTAAGAGAGAGGTTTCACGACCTCTCTTTTTTTGTAGTTTTATGTTTTTTTAACAAATGTTAGTGAATTAACACAAACTAGTCTACATAATATAGAATTAAGGAATCGCTTATGCTCTGAAATTCTAAACTTTATTATGATTTAAAAGATAAAACTAAAAAGTGGAGGTGAGGATGCACAATCTCATTTCTCGCAATCAGTTAGCAGAATGGAAGACGATTGATAGATGTAATGAAGAATTAGATCTAGTAAACGACTATTTTGACTGTTTGATTGAATGCGACGACGACCAAGGAACATGTAAGCGAATCTGCAGAATTCTACTAGACACAGGGGCTTGATCGCCCCCTTTTTTTATGCTAAAATAAGCGCAGTGAACAAAGTTTTATGGACAGAGACAAACTAAAACTGATCGTCCGTAATCTAGAACTTCTAGTTGATAGTCTGAAAACCGAAGTGTATTCTGACAAACAGAGTTACCTAAATTATGATGAGGTAGCACCAGCACTTCGTGACTACGACGAACTCTATGATGACGATGATGGGTATCCAGACTAATGGTTAGTAGAAGCAAAGAACTAGTAAAAATGCTTGAACGACTGATCAAGCAAGACCACCTCTATGATAGTGAAAAGATCATAGAGATGAAAAAGCAACTGCGAGTTTTGAAAGAGCAACTTGCTGAAATTGAAAAGATTGAGAAAAAAGGATTCGGAACTAAATGACTGTAAAACTTGTTACTGTAACTCCAGATGCGGAGAAAACGATTGGTTATGTTGCACGAGTAAGCAATCCAAACAATCAGGAGAACCCAAAGGTCTCTGGATTGCTAAAGTATTGCATCAAGCATCAACACTGGAGCATCTTTGAGCAAGCGTTTATGACGCTGGAACTCAATACTACCCGTGCTATCGCGGCTCAAGTGCTGAGGCACCGTTCGTTCACATTTCAAGAGTTTTCACAACGGTATGCAGATTCCAGTGCATTGGTAGAAGGACAAATTCCTCTTCCTGAACTCCGTCGTCAGGACACTACTAATCGTCAGAAGTCTATTGATGATCTAGATCCATTTGTTCGTCAGAAGTATGAAATCTGGATGCAGCACAACTTCACGGAGACTCTTAAAGTCTATCAAGAGATGCTCAATGATGGCGTGGCAAAGGAGTGTGCAAGAATGATTCTCCCTATGGCGTGTCCCACCAGAATCTACATGAGTGGTTCTGTTCGTTCGTGGATGCATTACATTGATCTGCGTACTGGACACGGAACTCAAAAGGAGCATATGGAGTTGGCAGAAGATTGTAAGAAGATCTTTGTTGAACAATTCCCAGTCATTTCAGAAGCACTGGAGTGGGTCTAAATACAACACATTGAGATTTATTATGGCGACGTATCCAGTAAAGAATATAAACACAGGTGAAATGAAGGACGTTGTGATGAGCGTCCACGCCTGGGATCAGTGGAAAGAAGACAATCCAGAATGGGAAAGATACTATACTCCAGAAAATGCACCTGGAGTTGGTGAAGTTGGTGAGTGGAAAGATAAACTCATTAATAGAAACCCTGGTTGGAACGATGTTCTGGCGAAAGCACAAAAAGCACCTGGTTCGAGAGTAAAGAAGATTTAGTATGGCAAGAAGAAAAAGAGCAGCAGCAGACGATCAACCGATTGGAGTTGGTCTGACTGCGAAGCAGATGAAAAGGAAGAAACCATTAGGTTCTAGTTACCTGATGAATGTCGATCCTCTTACAGATAATCAGAAACGTCTGTTTGATTCCTATCAAGAGGGTAAGCAGATTGTTGCTTATGGTTGTGCGGGTACAGGAAAGACCTTTATCACCCTCTACAACGCTCTCAAAGACGTTCTGAATGAAACTACACCCTACGAGCATATCTACCTTGTACGATCGCTTGTAGCGACTAGAGAGATTGGTTTCTTACCTGGTGACCACGAAGACAAGGCAGACATCTACCAGATTCCTTATAAGAATATGGTGAAGTATATGTTCCAGATGCCTAGTGATGCAGATTTTGAGATGCTCTATGGCAATCTCAAGTCTCAAGAGTCTATTAAGTTTTGGTCCACTTCATTCCTTCGTGGCACTACTCTTGATAATTCTATTGTCATTGTTGATGAGTTTCAGAACCTCAACTTCCACGAACTTGACAGTATCATCACTCGTGTAGGTGAGAATACAAGGATCTGTTTCTGCGGTGATGCTACACAAACTGATTTGCAGAAAACTAATGAGAAGAATGGAATCCACGATTTTATGAGGATTCTTCGTTCTATGAATTCATTTGATATTATTGAATTTGGTCTGGATGATATTGTGCGTTCAGGTCTTTGTAAAGAATATCTTGTTGCTAAAATGGAAGCGGGATTTTAATTATGCATGATACGGCTATGTGGTGGGGAAAAGAATTCCTCAATAATTATTCTATTTCGGGAAGAATTCTAGAAGTTGGTTCTTACAATAGAAATGGAGGATTGAGGGATGTCTGTCCTGAAGGTAGTGAGTGGATTGGTGCAGATCTTGAAGCAGGTCCCGGTGTTGACGTAGTTTTAGAAGATCCTCATAAATTACCATTTGAAGATGCTAGTTTTGATGTAGTCCTTTCTTCATCTGTTTTTGAACATACTGATTTCTTTTGGGAATTGTTTAAAGAAAAATGTAGATGTGTTAAACCTGGAGGATACATCTATATCAATGCACCATCCACAGGAGAATATCACCCATATCCTCATGATTCTTGGAGATTTTATAGGGATGCTGGTTATTCTTTAGAAAAGTGGTCAGTACATTGTGGATATCCAGTTAAAGCACATCACTTATCCGTCGATTCTGGAACACAATATTGTGATTTTGTCGGTATTTTTCAAAGACAACACGATCAAGAGATATTTACAAATCATCAACTAGCATCCAATCTTAAGTTTAACTATAAGAATGCAAAACCATTCCCAAGTATAACGATTGATAATTTTATTGATCCTGGTATTGCCGCACAGTGTTTTAAAGAACTAAAGAAAACCAATTACTGGAGGACTGAGAGTTCTGAAAATGCTTACATGAAGGATAATCAAGTCAATAAGTGGTTTACTCCTTGGGATGAAGCAAGTGTTGAACAACTCAAATATGAAGTTCCAACAATTTCAAGAGTTTTACACTATTTTCAATCTCCAGAATTTATTGATTTTTTAAAGGAACTGACTGGGATTGAAAACTTACTTCCAGACCCTCATATGTGGGGTGGGGGTTGCCATAAAATAGAAAATGATGGTAAACTTAACTTGCATGT